AGGACAAAGACGAACCATAGACAGTCTTCCAATGGGAGATCTTTCTAAAATATATGGCGCACTTATAGGTCAACAGTTAGGTGTGTCAGAGGAAGTAGAAACTGAACCGACTTCCGATGTGTTGTTTGGTGATCCTGTCAATGATACTCAAACTAGCCCTACTATATTGTTTGGTGATCCTGTTGATGACAGTTCCTTGAACCTCGCTCCTCCGGCTGTGACTCCGCCACCTAACATACAGGTGTCTCAGGCTTCTTCGGTTCCCTTGTCTCCATCTTTGTTGGGTGACTCTAGGAATATAGACATCGCAAACCGACTAGGAAGAGCTTGATACTCTTTTGCGTCTTGAGTAGCTAAAACTTTACAATCTTTATGGACGTATGAATCCCACCAACAATAGTCCGTGTCGTGCGTTTGATAATAAAAAGTTTTCATCCTACTTCTCCCCAGTTAGCTCCTAACTCTGCATCCACCTTGGATGGTACGTTCAAAGGTAGTCCTGTTTCCATGATCTGTACGATCCTATCTGCTTGTTCTTGGCTCTCTATAGAAAAGCACAGTTCGTCATGCACAGTCAATAAGGGCTTCAACCCTTCGGCGTAGCAGTCAACCATAGCCTTCTTAGTCTGATCCGCCGCAGAGCCCTGTATGAGCTTGTTTAAGGCCTTGTAGGTGAAAGCACGCTTCAATGTACCCACGTTCCCGTATTCTTTCTTAGCTTCCTCAAGACGCAAGGGCTTGTTGTACCCAAAGCTTCGAGGCTCCCATAGATGGAACCGACACTTACGACCAAGGATCGTTCTAATTTGTCCGTGCTCCTCGGCTCTTTGACTTGCCATCGTTGCCAATTGTTTCACGAATGGTACACTCAATTTATGTGAATCAAGAAGTTCTTTGGCCTGTTGCGTGGTAATATCCAACTGATTGCTGAGTTTTCCAACACCCATTCCGTACATGATTCCTAGGTTCACGACCTTCGCTTCTTTCCTAGAGATCCCGGCAAGGTCTGCCACCATCTGATGTAGATCAACATCCCCGCTGTTGTACTCTTCTACGATTGTATCAACTACATTATGCTTAAATCTTTCTGGAACGGCTGATGCAAAGTGCACCAAGAGCCTCGGTTCTTGGCTCGAGTAATCAAAACTTCCCCACTTGTCCCCCTCTTCGGGTAGAAATAATCCTCGTATAGCCTTCTTAATATCTGGATCCCTCGCAGGAAACTGCTGCAAGTTCGGGTTGCTAGAAGAAAATCTGCCTGTAACAGTTCCCCCATCGTCCGATCTAAGCTGGTGGAATTCTGTGTGTATCCGTCCTTTGTGCTCGTGGCGCATGATACTATCAATAAATGTACTGTCTGCCTTATCAAACTCTCGCAACTTCACGATCATCTTTGCTACTTCGTGAGGGTGAGCGTTCAGATACTGTTTGGTAAAGGAGGGACTTCCTGTTTCTGTCTTGGGATATATCAAGTCAAGCTTATCGAACACCGTAGCCACAGAAGCACTGGCCCAGGGTTCTATCTCTATGCCTGTCTTACGTTTGATCTCGGCTTTATAATCTCGCACCTTGGACCTGAGATCCTTACGAACGAGGTCAGCCTTATCTAGATCTACGCGAACACCCTTCTCTCTCATGTCAATCATCAAAGGAATAAGCGAGGTCTCGAGGTCAAAGATATGTGAGAGCTCTTGCTTAACAATCTCTATACTTAATCTCTCGTATAGTTTTAAAGTTAAAGTCGCATCCTGCTCGGCATATGATCCAACATACTTGGGTGGAAGCTTCCACATCTCTCCTTTGGGATCTATCCCCCACTCTTTTGCGGCGGCTCTAAGCAAGGTCTCGTTCTTGCGCTCACCAAGATAGTCACGACCTAGGTTATTTAGGCTGAAGGAGAACCTGTTCTCGTCCACAAGAGGTGCCGCGATCATAGTATCAATGATCCTGCCCTGTACTTCTACACCCTCTGCACGGAGCCATCCTGCATCGTAGGTGGCGTTGTGCATAATCTTATCTATATGAGGCGTTGCCATCTGCTTCTTAAACCATTTGATGGTCATCTTCGGGTCAAGGTTGTGTCCGTTCTCATGACGAATAGGAAAGTATCCTTGGTAATCTCCTGCCGCCACGGCAATCCCAACAATAAATCCGTCATTTCGTGACCATCCTGGTCCCAATGTCATTAGATTAGGGTCGCATGTCTCAAGATCCACGGCTATTTGTTTGTATTTTGTAAGATCAGGGTACTCGGTCGGGATGTTCCAGTCTGCTTCGATAGGTTGAAATAAGTCTTGTTGTATCATTCGTTCCACTTCTCTCCGCCTAGAGCGGCATATCCTGCTATATCCACCCAAGAATCCGCATGAGTAGGAGTTTCAATAAGTCTTGAGACCTTCAATTGATTCAAGCAAAGATAAACCTGGGGCACTGTAACCTCTACCCCAAGTACCACCGACCATAACTTGGCTATACGCTCATGATTTAAGTATGCGTCTCCATAATGCTTGGCTCTCGGACCATTGACTAACTCTTCTGCCTTCTCAAGTATTTGTTCTCTTCTCATACTATGTACCTATACTTTTTGTTGGATTCTATTATATGCAAATTCTTCTTGGCTCTCGTTACGCCAACATAAAATGCACGGTGCTCGTCGTCAGGGTGAGCACTCTCAACACACGCTTTAGTAGAAGATAAAGAAACCACGCAATTGTCGTCCTCTCCCCCCTTCATAGCATGAAAGGTTGAAAGCTTGATCCTAGGCCTGTCAAGAATATTCTCCCCCCGTCTCTCAATAGCTCTTATATAGTTCTTATCGTGAGAACCTAATCGAGCCACGTCCATCGCATCTCGATCCTTGGGTGCTACCATCCCATACATAAGAAGGTCCTCGTAAGATAGGAGGCTTTCGGGATCGACGGCCTGCAATAGGTTACTCGAACCCCGCTTCACCACTCTGAAATCTCCCATCTTAGGCACATTTTCGTATAATTTAGATACAGATGCAACAGGAATCTTCTCCCCTTGCTGTAATTTTCTCCATGTAGAAATCACTTCTCCAACCGAAGGATTAACACTGCTCCTGCCCCTTATAGAATAAAGAAGTCCCATCGACCGAACATGGTCAGCCCACTCTCTAGCCATAGAGTTAGTCCTAGTCATCAAGGTCCACGAGCCCGCCGTTAGATTTAAATGCTCTAGGTCATACGAATAGCTAACAGAACCCTGATGCTCTGTTGGTAAGAACCTTTTCTCTTGTCTTTGATGTATACGTTTAACGATCTCTTGTGACAGGGTGTGAACCGATACAGGTAACCTATAACTCTGTGTTAAGATCCGTTGGTTCTCTCCCGCAGCTAAGAATAAACTTACATCTACCCCCGTCCATCTATGTATCGCCTGGTCGTCGTCTCCTGCATACAGAACCTTGTTTGCTTTTGATGCTAACTTATTCACCATCTGCCACTGCAACGGTGTTAAGTCTTGCGCCTCATCCACAATTAAAAGGTCTAAACTCGGAGACTCTACGTCCTCATCTATGTATCTCTCAATTAAATCCACGAAATCAAACTTAAAAAGATCTGACTTATACCCCTCTAGTGCTGTTGAGATCGTACCTAAGAGATCAAACGGCATGGAATAACTCCCAGTCTCATTGAATTCTTTCTCATAAGAGATCAATCGGTACTTCGCTCGAGTCATCAACTGGATAAACCTATCACCGTTTCCTGATCCCATTGGGATAATCATTCCCTCATCGGGGGAAACTCCCCCAGAATTTTCAAAGACCACACCCAATTGGTCTTCTAAGACACTCCAATCTTCTCGTTGCATCATGTCTTTACTCTGCAATCCTAGTCCCCGAAACGCCATTGAATGCAGAGTTCTGAAGTATGGAAGATCTTTTTCTGTTAGATTAAATGCAGAGCAGGCTCTCTCTGTCGCCTCGGCAATAGCCTTCTTTGTAAAGGATACAAACGCTATCCGGTCAGGAGGAGTTCCGTTAGCTAAAGCTTCCTTAACACTTTCGATCAGAGTATGTGTCTTGCCGCACCCTGGTGGACCAAATATTAAAGTACTATCGGAGCTCATGCTGAACACCGCGAGGGCGAGAGTCTAACCACTCCACAACTTCAGAAGTCTTCCATCGACTAGCACTTCTTTTGCCGTCCGATTGGCCTAAGATCAAAGGTTCAGGAAATCTGTCCTCCTTAACCCACTTGTATATCGTGGATCTGGACACTCCTAACCAATCGCTGAGTTCCCCAACTCGTAGCAATAACTTATTAGAATGGGATTTCGTCATTGTCGTTCTCCTTTTTGGGTTCTTCGTAGTCAAATGCAGGGACGTGCCACACTCTGATCGTGGTTCGTTTGCCTTGTTTCATTATGTTCTGGTGACCGTGACACTCACCCGCTCCGTTTAAATCTTTAATACCTTCTTGGACCTGGGCTTTAGACCAATGTCTCCAGTCTCTGTTCTTCAAGTAATCCATCAGACCCTCGATCTTGAACTTCGTTACTCCGTCCTCGGTCCACGGTTTGCCCATCTCCAATTCTTCTGGAGCCATAGCCCGGATCCTACTGGTGCAGAAATTCTTTATGTGATCCCTAAACTGTCCGCTCAAGGTAAGTTCCTCTGGCACCGCTAGTTTCGTAGAGTTGTTCATCAGGCTGTTGATTGTAGCCTGCCACTTTTGTGGCTTCATTATCGGAGGCATAAGATCGATCTGCTCCATACACGCCCTTTGCCACAGCATCTGGTTCTGCAACTGTTCCGTTGTTAGCTGCAACCTCCTGCCATCAACATCCATAAAATAGAGTCTTGGTTCTGAGAGTAAGATAGTCAGCCCACCAATATGAGCGGCATCGGGTGCCTCTGTACCCACACCAAATGGCCTGGTCTTACACAAGTCCTTGTCACAATGATCCTTCAAAGGACATACATCACACTGGTAGTAGTACTCTTTCTTCTCCAAAGACTTCTGTATGTTGATGATCTCTCCAGCACCAAGAGCTGGTTTACACAACATCCGGTTGTATTCCTCGTGGTGCTTCTTCCAATCATCAGGCCATTTCATTCTGCAATAGACCCCGACTGCAAACATAAAGATGTTTCGGAACTCGGTTATCGCACCTTGGCTCGTCATAACTTCTAAACAATAAGGACCATCCGTAAAGTGCTCTCGCTTACCACCCAAGGTCATCTCGTTTAATTCTGATGCCGATACCTTACCTTTAGCCACCGCCGCTAAAAACTCTGGCAACTCCATAGCCTCTGCTTTCTTATTAAAGCAGTACCGCATTGTTTCCTCTGCGTTGAAGTAAGGCATGTTAATAAAATTACCCACGTCACCACGTTCAGCTAGAATCTTGTCTTGCTTTGGAAAGATCTCACAACCAGAGAAACCTAAAGCTATAGACATCTCCATCAAATATTCTCGTACCAACGCGGCAGGCTCCCAGTCCTTTAAGAATAAAAACAAATGTGCTCCACCGGATTTAGATCGACAGTGAAACAATGGGAGTTTTAATTTCTTTAGCTTATCACTCAAAGCTTTGTGATTAAGATCATAAGTATCTATATCTAATGCACCAAATCTGCACATGTTATCACTATTTATGGGGATTGAACCGATACCCTGGGTGCCTTCGATGTGAAGTCTCACCGCTTCTTCGGTCAGTGGTTCTCGAACCACCTTACTTTTAGCTTCCGCTTTACCGTTGCGCCCTGTTCGTCCTACTGTCGTCCGCCCATGCGCGACACCCGAACCTCGGAACACCTCCAGTAATCTTTTTTCAGTTGTCATTAGTATCTCCTAGAAAAAAAGCGGCGGTGAATCCCCCAATCACCGCCGCCGTGCCACTTAAAACGGGATATCATCTCCGTTATCCGAGGAGCTAGAAGACTCCTCTGGTGCGGCTTTCACTTCACCCGCCTTCACACTTTCTCGGAAGGCTTTGGCCTCAAGAATCTGTTCTCGAGTTTCCACATAACCTAGCCTTTCAACTTGCCAGTTGGCAAACGTGCCTTTGTCATTACTCTGTTCGATGGAACTTAATTTCCACCTAACAGTATAACAATCGGGTTTCTTCGGTCCGTTTTTCGTCTCCACGGTTCTTTCCATTGCAATCATAGTCTTCCATCTCTTGCTGACTTTTAACTGCGTGGACTTCATATCAATGATAGCCGGTTGAGTGGAACCGTCCTCACCAATGACCAGACAAAAGTGTTGATCCGACTTAACCATTTCGTTCCCGTTAGGTAGGATCTCCTTCGCACCGTTACGAGTAGTCTTGGAAATGACAGGATCTCCTGGTGATATCTCGCCTTGAAAACCTCCGCCGCTCTCTCGAGGAACGAACTCAAGGTACTTAGTCGTCTGGTAACAAGGTACTACAGTTAAACCTGTTTCTCCGTCCCAACGCTCTTTGGTCACGGTGTTAAATGCATCTCCTTGAGACGCACCCTCAATGTACTCAGCTTTCTTTTTACTAAGCTGTGGTGACATCGCTTGGATAAGCCTGATAAATGGGATCTGTAACTCTGAACTGTCAAAGACTGTTCCCTCACCCGTAGATTCATTGATCAAATCCATTACATCTGTAGACACTTGAGTGCCTTTCTTTTTTGCTACTTCATTCATAATTATTTCCTCCTGATTTCTGCTGCATTAGCAATGAACGCCCCGAACATGTCGAGATCTATTTGTTTACCATCTGTTATACGCTCCTTTACAAACGCTTTTAACGTGCTTGGATGGATGCTTGTCTTCTGTTCTGGATGAAATCCCTTAGTCTCGAGTAGACCGATGACATCTCCAGCTAGGTTGTCTTGACCCTTACCAAAAGAACAAGAGATAACATTCTTTATTATGTCATCACATTTATTCTCTCGTAACCAAGCATATGCCTCTTCTCTTCGAGCAACAGGGATAGATGCATGAACAATCATCTTTCTATTGACGACAACTCCGTCAACATCCAATCGTTCCATGCCCATCTC